TTCTTGTTCAAAGTAAACCTTGAACACTCACACGTGCCTTCTAGGGGGCGGCTTACACGCAACTCGCCTAACATTGGTTATTGAAAATAGTCGCCTGACACACGTTGTCGGAATCTAAAGTCACAGTCTCCAACGGTTTTAGCTTTCACTATTTCAAATAACCAAATGCCCGAAGTCCCTAAATTCACAATGGCTTATGTAACCTCCATTTGATTGACCAAATGATCATTAATGGTTTTACTGCCTAAATTACTCGCAGCATGATCAACGTCAATTTTGCACAACTTATATTTATATAAGAAAAAATCATAATACAATTGTGATGATAAATCAGTTGTGCTAACACGATCTTTAAAGTAATAATTATCTTTTAATAAGAAATATCTTTCTAACGGTTTATCACTACTTTCAAGATCAACAGGCTGGCCATCATTGGGCCATACAATATCATGTCTTGAAGTTGCAGAATTAATCTTCTTGATAGCAATTTTCATTTCTTTATCAGAGAAAACTTGTTTTTCAGATTTTTCAAGAAACGCATGATACAACTGTGTGTAATAAGGCATAGTACCACACCAAGAACTAATAGAATCAGCCAATGCCTTATAATATAATTTTAACTCATAACGATTATAATGGTGCGCAGTATCGGACCAGAAACATAAAGGATCAACACGATTTAACTGACGAACAATTTTAAAAACACCATTACGATAATCACACACAACATGGGTTGAACAAAAATCTATGTCCTCATATAAGCCTATTTTTAAAAATTTAAGCACCATACCCAAGCCCCGCTTGAGAACTACCTTGAAATCCTTCGAGGGAGGTGCAAAAATCTTATAATAAGCTTCAGTATAGGGCAAATCAGGTTTTGCAACAAAACAAACAAAATCATCACCTGAAGCCCAGAGTTCATACTCATTCTCATTCAAACCTAACTCAACTTCCATAACATAGCGATTATAATAAATCATCCGCACTGTGTTCATCAAAGTTGTGTCAGGTGCACCACTACCAACGGTACCATCAAGCATTGCACTAAAAAGCATTTCTTTACTACCTTGGTTATAAACATAACCAACGTATTCACGTTTCAATTCAGTGGCTGTGCGCTCAAATATATCAGCATTTACATGGTGTATCTTACCCAATGAAACCAATTTACGGTAAATACAATGATCAATATATTTGAGAGCATTGCTTTGTGTTGTGTCAAATGCTGAGCCATCACCTTGTATAGTATAATGCAAGCCCCGTGCATAATATTGTTTTAGCTTTTCTTCTTTAGTGGCCCAATTGGTACCAACAACATAACCTTTCAGTTTTTTTGCACAGTATTTTTCAAGAGCCCAACAAACGGGCCCCATAACATGTTTCATTTTAACCTGTGCGCCTGATATAGCACGATTCTTAGGCATCTTATCGTATGAATCAACAATTTGTTTTTCTCGCTTACAAAACATTTCAAAAATTGTTGTCCGCATCAGAGCCTTTTCAATTTCATGCTTGGGTTGAGCTAAGAATTTGTCAATTTCATCCTGCTTCGACACTTCCAAATGTTGATACCACTGTCTATAGGAATAATTGAAAGTGTCAAGAAATGCAAAATCTTTCTCAAACTTTTGGTCAAACCATGAGGTAAACTTTGAAACAGTTTCATCATCATGCGTGGCAGTCTGTTTCAATTGTCTCCTCATTGCCGCAAATAGTGTCCGCTGACAATTATTATAAACGACAATATGTTTTTGACCAAAACCCTTGTCAGGTAAAACCCGCATAGCAGAGAAGTTTTCATGACAAGTGCAAGGTACGTTGTTTAATGGTGTATCCCATTCAAACTTACAATATGTAAGTTTGTGCCTGTTATCCATCACCGACTCATTATATTCTTGCAACATGCCGGGATGGTAGCATATGCCCTTTATTAATACATCGCTCTGCTTAAGCAATGTAGGGCGGAGGCCCCAAGGCCATTTGTTAGTCTAAGAGTTGATGTTTGTGTCTCCCAACAGCCAATCCCAAAAATTGGCATTAGCGAGACTATCAGTTTCAAACAATGGCAACTGCTTATCACCATAAACTGATTTGCCTACCCATGTCTTTAAACGGTTAAGTAAACCTTTTGCATACGTTTCAAAATTACCCTGTTTAATATTATTCAACATCGTAACTGTACGTGAATTTGAAAATAAATGCAAATGTGCCTGTACATTTACTGCATCGTGTACGGCTGCATGGATAATAGGCAGGATAGCTGTAACGGCAGGTGCACCATATTGTTGCACAGATGCTGCCTTAAATAACTCGACCAAATCATCCTTTTCAATAACGGCTTTCGTTAACAAAGTATTGGTCAGTTTATTTATGTTTGCTTCAGAAACGGCTATGTCATAAGAACCACCATCCATAATGAAATCATCAAAATCATTAGGACGGAAAAGTGACTTATCCTTCATACGTACCATCTTCGCACAAACTTTACCACGCATTCTCCGCATTATCACACCCTTATCTTTACCCATCGGTACTATCTTATCATAAGGTGAATAACGATTGTTAACTAAATCTAAAGTTTGTGGTACCTCAGCCATTTTCTGTATGGAATTTGCAGGCATGGTAACAGTCATCGGCTGCGACAAATCCAAATCCATAGCCATAATATTGAAAGTGACATATTCAGTGGCACCCATATCAACAGAATCTTTCAGAACTATTATGAGGGTTCGTGATACATCATTTTCAATAAAATGGTAAGTAACCCTCCTATCACGTCTCAAATCCTCATAAAAATTCATATGTTGGTATTGGTATTTATTTCCATTCACCTGCATGATAATGTATTGATCATTATCACCAGTGAATTGTACAGAGCCAAACACACTTTCTCCTACTTGTATGGCTCCGCCACCTGGGCGGAACAAATGCATTTGCCCCACACCTATAACACCATTAACATTTTTACCCTCACTATCTTTGAGATATGCCAAATATCGCAAATCAGTTGGGTGTACATAATACAGTGAATCAGTAAAATTAAAAATAAACTTACCGAAATCAATGTCATCATGTGCATCCATAAATTGTGTAAAAGTTTGCTGGTAAAAAAACATGCGCTGAAATTGCTTTTCTTCTTCTATAAACTGCAAATATGATGTTCGTGTGGTACTACGTTCCACTTCCCTTTCAACATCTGCAATATCCAAAATTGGCATTAGGTAGTGCCCAGTTAATCCTTGTGACACCAACCTATTACTAGCACCAACATCAATAACACCCTTTAAATAGCGTCCAGTGTTGGTGTTAAAACCACATGCCCAATTAATACCCCGGAATTCAAAATATTTCCGCACTTCTGCCATCAAATCGTGGGCATTGGTTGAAACCTCTTCACTTTTAGAAACTTTAATAGTCTTCCAATCCATTGGTCCATTACGGACAGTCAGCTGTTCAGTAAATGAGTGAAAAGTCATTGAGCACTGTTGGTCACTACCAACCCATAAAGGTGTTTTACAAATCTTTGTAAAACAAGATTCCTTATTATGGTGTGCTTTAGGCTGGTAACCCTTGTTACCATCACGTTTTTGCCATTTTGGAAATGCATTATTCCATATGCTATCCTCAATAATGTTATGGGCCCGAATTATAGTAGATTCATCATATGCCCAAATACTATCAACATCACTTGGACTAACACTAATTGTGTCATGAGATATGACACGAATATCATCTGATCGTTCAATTTCAGAATTGATATTTATTGATTGAAGTTCATTC